GGCCGCGTCGTTCGCCGCCAGGTACCGCGCCAGGCCAGCCAGCGACCAATCGGGGGCAGGCACGGCGGACACATCGTTGAGGTGGTCAGCCAGCATAGCTTTGTAGGCCATGTTTTTGGCCGCCTTCATCGCCCCCGTCGCATGGGGCATGTCGTTGATAGTCTTCAGCGCCCCATCGGGAACGGGCACGGTTCTAGCCCAGGTGATCATCTCTGTCCAGTCTTCTTGAGCGTCCTCTGGGCGATAGATGGGCACAAGTTGGTGATGCACCAGCCCCGATCCGCTCGTCGTCGGCGTTGGAGCCTCTGTCAATCGGTATTTGAACTCGTAAGACATGCAAGACCTCCTAGTCTAATTCAGCGCTCAGCTCGATGTAGTAGTTCTGCCCTGACGCAGGAGTGAAGGCGTCCAGCGTCTCCAGAAGCCCGTACAGCGTACGCGTCGCAGCCGCAGCCGCGAAGTGCAACCGAACCGTAGCGTTCACCGCATTAGCGCAGTCACTACCCGTACCCTCGGTCTGGCAGCCATCGAAGTCGATGTACCCGATGCGTTCCTCTTTGTTAGCCCACAATAACGTCCAGGCCGCGTTGTCATTGATAGCCGTCGGCGCTACGTTGTACAGGTGCAAGCGGTAGCGGGCCACATTCGTACTCTGGTCGGTCATAATCCGAGCCTTGACGATGTAGCCCGTGCCAGCATTGACCCTGGCGACGTTCGTAAAGGTCAGCACAGTCGGAGAGCTAGTAGCATCGGCAACCGCATCCTTAGACGCATACGCAGTGACATTGGCGGGCCTGGTAAATGTCGCCGCCACCACATCCCCGTTGCCGCCAACCTCACCGACATGGGTCTCGCCAGCGGTAATCGTAGAAACATTAACATCACCAATAACCGTACCCGTGACCAGCTTGTCATTGATGAGCTTCAGCAGGTTCTTGATGCCTTTGAACAAACCAACGCCAGTCCTAGCCGTAGCATCTTCGGTTGTGCCAGTGCCCGCTGCAGCAACAGTCGTTAAGCCCAGCGTAGCACTGTGCCCATCTACCTGTGACCCAGATGCCGCACTGACAGGGAAGATCGCTGCCGTCCCTGGCTGCGTATAGACGCCTGCGCCGGCAGTGTTATTCACCGTTACGTCGCCGATGTCTGTCCCGCTCACGAACTTGGCATTGAGCAAGATCAGGACGTTCTTGATCCCCTTCCACAGGCTGATGCCCGTCCTGGCCGTGGCGGTCTCAGCCACAGCGGATGAAGCCGCAGCATCCGTAGTTGTACCCTGTGCGTCATCCGCGCCGTCAGCAACTGTCGTAGTTGCCGCCACAACAGGCGTATACAACGCTTCCACGATCCATCTATACAAAGTCTGGGCTGCTGTTAAAACATCTGAGGCTGCCATATTCTCACTCCTCTATGCTAAAAGTGCCGATTCTGCACTTATATTATAATTGACTTACTTTGGCTGTGAAGACCAACGGCGTGGACTGCTGAAACGCTGATCCGTCCTTCAAGGCCACCGTCCCCGACCGCCCCCATCTGAAGTTGCTACATGGCCCAAAGGCCACACCGTCCAGGCTCTTGTAGTCTACAAACAGGTCCCACATGGCCTCACGATAGCGGCTCTTGAGCTTGGATAGCGTCTCCGGGTCCTGATGCCGCAACTCCATCACCAGCACGACCTCCAGGTCCCAATGATGTACCCGCGCCCCTCCCGTGCCCTCTGTCTGCCAGCCGTCCAAGATGAACAAGGCGGGGAACTGCCTGGCCGTCACGTAGCGGTAGGCGGTGGAGTCCAAGACGTGGTACTCTTGGAAGTCGGCCAGCGTCAATGGGTCGTCGGCGTGATTGGCCTCCACTGCGGTCAGGTAGGTTGCGAAGTGCGCCTCAAAAAGCGCCTGTGTTTTTGCCTTAACCGATTCTGGCGTCGCCATGTCACACTACCTCACCTTACTCAGCGCACCCTTCCAAGTAGCCACGGTGCGTGCCACATCCCTCTGGTTCAGAAACTGAGTCTTGGCCGCGAACTCCCTGAAGGTCAGCTTGTGATCTACGGTCTCGCTGCTCTCATCGCCGTATATCGTGGGTAACATATTGACGCGGGGGTCGGTGTCACGAGAGGCATCGTACAGTACCTCGCCCCCACCAGAGAGGATGAGCAGTATCGCCTTCTCGTAGAACTTCCACCACCGCTCCAGGCGGGTGTTCTCTGCGTCGCCCCCGCCCATGGCCGACATGGTCTCCAGGGTCAGGGCGCCCGCCCCCCAGAGCACGGTGGACTGTATGAGCTTCTTGCTCTCTGTGGTCGTAACGGGTACGTTAAAGCCCATCCTGTAAAGGCGAGCGTTGACTTCACCCTCTACCCAGGTGATGAACTGCGTGACCTCACTGGTAGTAGGCGTGGTGGTAGTGGTAAAGTCAACGTCGCCTATCAAGGACTCAACGTCCGCGACTTCGATATAGTCACCCATTTATAGCTCCCTGTAGCAGGCTTGTACTACGACCGTAGTTCTAGCTGATCACGGTGGCGTACAGCCAGGTTGACAGGTCTACGACCTCAGGGATGGTGTAGAGACCTGCGCCGACTTCCACTACCCAGGGATCCACGGTCTCTTTGTTCCAACTGAACTTCCCAGTCTGGATGCCGTCAGGCCCCGGTGCGGTTCTCAGCTTGCCCACGGGCGTCGCAGGAAGCAGAAGGATGTCGGTGTCGGCCAAGAATCGAGTTGAGCTAACAGTCGGAAGGCCCGTGGAGGTGGAGCGGCTTGTGGTGGTGTACTTGGCATCGTAGACGATGACCTCGCTGATGCCCGCCATCTTCAGCGCTTCCTTCACGAAGGAAGGCGTTAGCGTCGGCTCAAAGCCGGCCTGGCCAGTGAACCATAGGTCGCGCATCGCAGCGTTGCTGGCCAATGTACGTATGACCTTTCTGGATGCAACCATTATGGTGGGGTCAGTCCCGCACTTCTCGCCTACTTCCTCAACCCATCCCAGCAGGTCCTTGATCGGCAATCCGTCGCTCTCATCCCACAGCGGATCGGCTGTTTTCTTCAGCGTAGAGCCGGTGAACGGGCCGGGGTAGTTGACGGTGAAGATGACCCCGCCGTCGCTCACGTCTATCTGCCCCTTCAGGGCGTTGAGGACCAACCATTCGCAGCGGGCGTCAAGGCGCTCAGACAGCTTTCGCACTTGCTTGGAAATCTGAGCCTTCTTGTCAAACTGCATCCTGGCCACCGGGGAGCGCTGCGAAGAAGCCACTTCCTCAAAGATGCGGATGTCAGACTGCTTGAACACGGCCTTCTGGCGAATGTAAGCCACGCTGTACGACAGTTTGCCGTAGATGTCCCCATCTACCACAGCGGTCTCGCCATCAATACTGACGAAGGGGGCAAGCGGGTTCTGATCCAGTTCAATCCAGGTGGTCAGCTCGTCCGCAGCGCAATCCTGGAACGGAAAGAGACGCGGGAAGATATACTTGCGATTGATAGGGGCCAGCCGTACTAGCCCCGTCAATTCGGGTTCTCTCATAAACGTTGGTAGCATAGTTCTTTCACCTCGCTATTTGATTTGTTGTCTATAGGGTGGATGCGAACACGATCCGACCAGAAAGGGTGGTCTCGCTGGCTGCTAGCACGGTCCCGAAGACGCCGTTGTCGAAGCACTTGTCCTCGTCCAGCCAAGCCCCGCCGCCCATCACCAGGGCCACTACTTTATCGTGTGTCCCCTCGCTGTTTTCCAGAGATGACGGGGCGGGCAGTACGCCGATCACGCCAAAGCCGTAGCTCGTGTAGTTCGGCACGATCTTTGAGTTGGCGGGGTTCAAAGCCATGACCCAGCCTTCTTTAAGGTACTTGTAACCCTTCAGGTCGGTGGTGGAAACGTAGTCCTTGTCGATGGTATAGGTTCCTAGCACCGCGTTTCTGATGTTGCTCAGGAAAATGTTATTAACCTGATCGTAGGTACTTAGACTTGTGCGATATGGCATCGTTTACTCCTCCATGGTTATTTTAGCTACAATGGGGCATCTCCGCCCTATTAGCTGGCCTCGGCCTCCGCCGGGATCACGTCCCAGTTCATCTGCTTGGCGAACTCGCGGGCCCTTTCCTCGCCCTCTTTGAGTTCTTTCAAGCGGGCCTCTACGGTCTGGTCTTCCTCGGTGCTGGCTCTTTTCTCCAGCTTCTTGCCATCTGGCCCTGTGGTGAGCGTACCCAAGCGGGTCGGGCACTCTTCCAGTAGCCGCACCATGGCCTCAAGATGTTGGTCTGGTCGGGCTGCGTCGCCCTCGGCCTCCAGGCTGATGATGCGCTCTGCGTCCTCGTGGCAGGCTGCCATCACTGGCTTGACCAGCTTGACGATGACGGGCGGGATGCCGCGAGTCTCGGCGGCCTTGATGTGCTTCTCCACCAGCATGTCGTGGCGCTCCCGCTCCAGGGACAGCAACCTATCGGTCTTGTCCTTGTTGTCGGTGGACAGGGTGCCAAGCTGGGTCTCAAGCTGCTTGATGCGCTCTGTGAGTTGCTCGTCGGCGAGGGCGGTGGCCTTTTCCTCCAGTGCCTTCGCTTCCTCTAGCGCCTTCTGTTCCAGCGCTTTCTGCTCTTCTAGTGCTTTTCCCTCTGCGGTCATTGTTGCCTCCTGTTTCTTGGTTTTTGATTTACTCTTCTTCACGGGGGCATACGTGACTTCCACCTCCTGCCAGTCGCCGAAGGTGACATTGCCCTCTTTGTCTTCGGAGTAGGAGATTTTGTAGAGCTTGTTATCCCGCTCTACAACGAGGTAGTCTTCGTAAATCCCCTTGGGCCACGGATACCAGTCTTCTGCAACCGCCGCTGGCGTTGACGGTTTGCTAAATTGTGTTCTGAGGGCTCCACGGATTCTACTCTCGCGCTCGTCGAAGCTCTCGTCTAATCCTTTTGTTTTCTTCACTGGCGGCAATCCCTTCATTTTGGCCCCACACTTGGGGCAGGTCATGTCGGCGCACGCTTTACCCCGTGCGTGTTTCGCCTTCGCCCCACATTCGGGGCACACACATTGATCCGTGCCGCCCACGCCTTGCTTGGGGCCGCCTACGCCCTGGCCCTCGCCGATTGCTTTTAGGATGATGGGGTCTTGCACATCTGCCGATAGCATGATTGGCACACCTACGGGGGGCATGTCTAAGAAGGGGCGGTTGGTCAAGGTGATTTCTTTAATGAGCACATCATCCCCTACCTCTGTGTAGAGCGGTGAGATGAAACGGAACAACTTCTGGTTCACAATATCTTCACCCTTTGGCGTCCAAGCGGGCTTGCCGAGTAGGTATGTATCACCAAGCGTCTTATGGATCGTCATGGCGTTCAGCCAGCCGCCAGCCCCATCTCCTGAGTGTCTGGTATCAATCGGCACTTGGGCATCCACGGGGGCATTGGGGCGATGGGCACAGGAATAGAAATTGGCCTGCGCGTTCTCCATCTTTGTCAAGGTCATTGAGAAGTCACCATAGCGCGGATCGTTCCACCCCCCCAGCATGTGCAAGGGGACCCATTCAGGCATCTCTTCCTTCAACTGCTCTAGGACGATGGGGCTGAAAAATATCTGCTCTTTCGGCTCGGTCTCGGTGAAGGTGCTGTCCTCTGCTTTCTTGGTGCTGTGCTTCTTTTCCCAATTTGTGGCGGCCCTCAAGGCGATAGCAAACGCATTTCCTGCGGGGCCAGTGTCCTTGTTTTTATTGCGCTCGCGCACTGCATCAAATGTGCTTGAATAGATTTGTCGTGCCTTGGCGGACATCTGCTTCACTGCGTCGGGTAGGTCTTTGCTGCTGGCGGTATAGGGCATAGGCTCACTCCTATAAACAAAAATGCCCGACAGGTTTTCCTGTCGGGCACACTTCGGTGCACTGATATGGAACGTGACGCTGGTGCTCTTGGCACACGGGTCGCTAAATTGTATGAGTCCAGCCCGCTTCCCAGCGGGCAATGTGCGCGGCCACCCCAGCCATTAGGGCTGGTTAAGTCACGCTAGGGGGGATATAGAATTGCGCCAGGCCGTAGCCCCGCAATTACACGGCATGACAAGCCGAATTTAGTCCCCACCCCCCTATTATACCACACTTTGCCTAATTTGTCAAGTACCAATATTGGTACTATAAGATTGCAAATTGGTACTTGACAAAACACTAAATCTGTGATATAATTACTCTTGATTGGTGGGTTCGCCCCTGTGGCTTGTGTCACCCACATCCAGGCTGAGCTACCCGCCATCACTTATCCTTCTCGCTTAGTAAGTAGCGAATTGTGGTCTCTGATACACTGTGCATATCTGTGACCAGTCAACGAATGTGGGCAGAAGCGCAAGTCGGTCGATATGCACCCTATTCACAGTCTTGCAGCGGGGACAGACCAGCGAGACTACGCCCACGGCGACACTCTCAAGGCAGATAGTCCTCCCGCATGACCTACACTGGACAGAGAGCAGATCGCCCTTACCCAAATGTGCAGAATCGGCACTTTTAGCCATCAATGAGTCCTCGCATAGGCAGCCCTCACAGCATCCACAATCACGCGCCCGGTATCGTCCCACTTGAAGTCAGCCGCCCTCTCCAAGCTCGCGTCCGACATCTTTTTGAGCAAGTCTGGCCGCAACCGGAGTCGCTCAATGACGTTGGCCAGGTCTGCGTAGGAGATATGCTTGAGTTCCGCGCCAGTATGCCACGATTTTGTGACCGCAGGTTGTATGAGCAACGCAACGTCCCCTGGCGTATTCTTTGACAACACTTCGTTCCGAACACCCCCGTCCGCGACCGAAACTACTGGCAAACCGCAGGCCATAGCCTCAACCAACGGCAACCCGAAACCCTCCACAGCTTCTACCGCGACGAAGATGTCGGCGCAAGCGAATCGATCGCGGAGTGAATATCCCGCGAATCTCATTCGTTGCTCGTGCTGTAGGGCATCGTCCCCCTGTCGCTCATACTCTATGCTGCTGGTATAGTCCACCCCATATTCCGCTTCAAATAGAACGGGGGGAAACCAAACTATGTCTTGCACCCCATAGCTTTTTACCAGGTGCATGAGAGGGACAGGTTGGAAATTATTCTGCTCGAAGGGATTTGAATGGATATAAAATATGGTGTCCATAATCCCCTCCCCCTTCAGCTTCCGCGCCGCATATACCAACTGCTCCAAGTTGGACGTGCGCTTGTTCCTTTTCAGGGCCATGACCACGAACTTCTTGTCCAACCCTACGCCTTTCCTTAACATCCTGCGCTTTTTCACAGGATACCGCTTGAAGTCGGCGTGGTCGGATCCGTGCCAGGCCCACTTAATACTCAACCCCGTCAGCCTCTTTACCAAATCAGCGCCCCACTTGGTATAGGTGATAACCTCCCCGCCCGTCCGCTTGACATTCAACATAGCCTGAAGGAACTCGTCTGGCAGCGGCGTCCCCTCAATCGGAACGTAGATGACGAACGGCCCTTGGTACTCCACGTCCGCACACATGCCCATGATGTTGATTACCGATCCCATGTCGTAGTTGAGATAGAGAACATCGGGCTTTTCAACCGCTATGAATTGTCTCTCCTTCAGCCACATCGCCCCGTGTCCATCGTAGGGGTTGCCCCGCCATATTGGGTAGGGGTCGGACAGGGCCAGGCGCGGGTCGCCCCGCTTGTCCGACATTCCCAGGGCAGCCACGTCAAAGCCGGCGTCCACGAAGCGGTCTCCTACTTCCTTGGTTACGACTCCGAACCCTGTGGTCAGGTCCCCACAATCGCTGACGATCCCTACCTTGATCTGCTCTTCTTCGTGCGCCACCCATATCTTCTTGCGGTCTGGGTCGGGCATAATGACGATAGGGCGTTCAATGGCTTCAATCAACTGTGAAGAGATAGTCGCAATATCATATTCCTGGGCTTTTCCTATAAATTGTAACGATAATTCCTTCCTTTTGGTATTATTGTTACATAGATCATGGGTTTTTTGCACCAACTCATCAAAGGTATCCCAAGTTAGGGCGCCGCCTTCGGGCATCCCACCTGAGTTATGCACAAGGGGGATCGTGCCTGCGGCCATGCTTTCCTGAACCACGATGCCCCTGTGCTCACACGCGGAGATGTCAGTGGCCTGATAGCCCGTTGCGCTGACGAGGACGGAGGCACGACGCACGAGGGCACGGTAGTCTTCGCCGTTGAGATCGTGATGGAAATGGATTCTCTTGCTATTCCCCGCCAAGGCATGGATGCGGGCGACATAGCGGGGATGTTGGGCGGCCCCCACTAGGTGCAAATCCCAATCGGGCAAGTCGGCTTGCTGAAAGGCTTTTATTACCACATCATGGCGCTTCGTGTTGCCATTAGGCACATCAAAGAAACGTCCAACTTGGATAATGCTCTTTTCTTTTGGAAGGGGGGTGAAATCATCTACCTTGATTGGGGGGTATATAACAGTGGATTCTCTACCCCATCGCTCCTGCACAGCCCATTGACAAAACTTGGAAATTGTGATCACGGTATCATAATCACGGGTGTCCCACGGAAATTGTGGAAAAAACTGGACGAGGACCCCAAGGCGGCAGGGGTTAGCGAGTTTAAGGTGATGCGAGATGTTGATGAGCGCATCATACTCGCTGAGCTCGTCTGTGCCCAGGTATTTCCACTTCAGGTCTGCCAAACCGTCTATGCCGTAATCTTCGCCTGCGGTGTCAAAGGCAGAAGTATTCCCGCGCTCTATGAACACCGTGAGGTCATAATACTTCTGGAGCGCGTGCAAGAACCAAAAAGTGCAGTGTTCCCCCCCACCGTGCCCCCCTCCAGCTCCCACATGCGTACAAAACGCTGCTATCCTCATAGTTCTAACCCCTCCCCCATCCCCTCCCTCACTGCCTCCACCGCCCCTTTATTCATCCCCCTCACGGCGGCCAGCTCCTCAACCGATGCCTGGCGAATGGCCTCGATGGAGCCGAAGTGGTCAAGCAGTGCTTCACAACGCTTGGGGCCGAGGCCGTGAATGGCCGCTAGTTGCCGCTTTTGCTCCCCTTGTGGGTCGGCTACGATCCGCAACTCCTTCAACTGGCTCTTGAGCCGCGTCCTGGTCTCCTCCAGTACGGCCAGCTTGTTTTCCAGGTCGGCTACCATCAGTTCTGCCGCAAGACGTTTCAGGCGAGTATACTCTGGGGGGTCTACGTGTTTGGGCAGACATTGAAGTACATTTACTTTCCCACCGAAAGCAACAGTGACGTGTGCGGGGACTCCTGGCAAGTTGGGTAGATCGGTTGCGATCACTCTGAAATCGTCAAGCATTGTTTAACCTCCTGTGGTATTTCTGGTTCTTACGCAAACGCTTCGGCAATGATAGGCCACGCCCCACGCCCTTTGATTTCGTGTTCCCAGATTACCATGAACTCGTAGCCGTTGTCGGTGGCCCACCGCGCTTTTTCGGCATCGCGTTTCTGCTGTTCGGGTCGCTTAGGGCCATGCCAATAATCGCCTTGAACTTCAATCAGTGTATTCGGTGGAATGAACTCGTCATAGATGCGGCTATAGCCTTCGGGACGGTATTGGGTTTGGTGTTCAATGCCCATGATGTCCAGGGCGGCGGCTATCTGGATTTCTATACTGGTGGGAGATTGGAAAACGCCGTCAAAGCAGCCGCGTTCCCAGGCGGCTTGCACACCCTCGGACATTTTGCGAAGACATTCCTCTGTATACATGTCGTCAAAATCCCCCCGCTCCCGTTGTGCTTTCGTTGCCTCGGAATTTTTGCGACGCCACTCTTCGCCATAAACCCCCTGTGCCCAAGCAGCCTTGATGGCTTCAGAGAGACCTTCAAAATCCCCCCGTGCCCAAGCAGCCTTGATGGCTTCAGAGAGACCTTCAAAATCCCCACGTGCCCAAGCGGCCCTCATTGCTTCGGGTTGCCCATCATAATCCCCGCGTGCATGGGCGGCTCTTAGAGCTTCAGAGACATCATCATAATCCCCACGCGCATGGGCAGCCTTGATAGCCTCAGGAACGCTATCCATGCTCCCGCCTGCCCACTTTGCCTTCCCCGCACAAGACTTACAGCGCGTGGCCCTTCTATCTATCTCAGCCCCACAATCTATGCAATGACTTCTCCTCCTGCATCGCCCTGTCCCATAGCAACGCTCACATAATCCCTTGGCTTTATGTGGCCTTTCCGTCGTCCCACATTCTTGGCAACAATCCCAGTCCTGTGCCCACCGCCCGTCCTGCAACATATTCCCCTCCAAAAAGGCAAGCCCCATCCAGCCCGGCGGTGTCTGTTGCTACGCAAGCACCAGTGTTTAGGCTGTCAGGGGCACGTATAAAGAAAAATCCGCCCTCTCTGGTGTTGCTTACGTAGCCTCTATATTATACCACACTTTTAAGGTTCTGTCAAATCGCAAGACATGGAGGGAGCCTCCTCTTTACGTGTGTGCGGCCCGTCAAGCTCCCGACATCGGTGAACCCAGAGTCGGGCATAGTCATATATTGGGCCTCCTTTACCTTCATCCGTGCCAAGTCCAAAAAGCCAGCGTGGATAACACTTAGGTTTAGACTAGCCGTCTCTGCATCAGATATGGGCACGATCTCCCCCTTTTCTGCCCGGCACACAAATTCATGTACCTGGTTTACCCATTTCAGTTTGCGGTCAGCCCGCCAAATGCGGGCGTGCGTCTCCCAGCCTCCGTTTGCGGCAGAGTACGTCTCCCAGTCCCCGATCAGGTTGCACTGTTTTATTCTCGCAGCCGTAATTGTGGCGGGCAGCCCCTCCAACAATCGCCGAATGTTGTCCCCGAACAGACGTGGCATCACTTCGTCGCTGTCCACGCGAATCCACCACACATCGTCGCCGCAAGTAGCCTTGTCGAAGCTGACCTGCCGCTGCTCCCCGAAATGTCCTGGCCACTTGTGCTCTATCACCCGCAAGTCATAGCCATCCTTGTAGGTGCGCAGGTAATCCAAAGTCCCGTCCGTGGACCCGCCGTCCACCACCACAACTTCGTCCGCAAAGCCCAGGCTGGCCAGGCAGTCGGGCAACGTGGTCATGTTATCTTGAACGATCATCACAACGCTAAGTTTCATAGACCACTTCCCTATACAGTTCCGCAATTTGATCCCCGATCACCTGGCTGGAAAACCCGTTCTCCACTAGCTCCCGCCCGTTTGCCCCCATCTCCTCCCGCAAGGTTTCGTCGCCGAGCAGGCCGCGCAGACATTGGTGCAACTCGTACCAGCCACGCGCCGAGACCATGAAACCGTTGTGCGCATCCTTAACGAACTCAGGGAAGCTACCTACATTTGTAGTAATTACCGGCAGGCCAGAGGCCATTGCTTCCATCACCGAACTCCCAAATTGCTCCATCCATGCGCCAAACGGGTCGTCGCTGTCCACGGGGTAGCTGGGCGAGCAAAACACCTGGGCCTCTCTGTAAATCTGGGCCAGTTGCGGCCCGTGCGGGATGTAGCCGAAGAACTTGACGGTGACTCCGAGGGTGTCCGCCCACGCTTGGAGCTGGCTTTGATTGTCGCCTTCGCCTACTATCCAGAGCTCGGCGCTAATGCCCTTCATGGCGATGATGATGTCCTTCACACCCTTGTAGGCCATCAATCTTCCGACGTACAACACGGCGGGGGTCTTGGGGACGAAAACAAGTGGCTCGAACAAATCCGTATCCACGCCTGGGTTGACGATGCGGATTTTATCGGGGGGAATTCCGTCCCACCAGAGACAACTTCTTATCAATTCGGAGCGGGCCACCCACAGGTCTACGCGGGGGGCGTATTTCATTGGCGGGCCCCAGTTTTTTCCTGGGAGGTTATCGAAGCACGAGACAGCCAGCTTGGTCGTAGGGGGCAGGTGGGAAGCCAAGTATTGCGTGAGGGCATAGTGCACGTCCGGGCAGTCCACGATGTTCGCCCCCATGTCAAGAATCTCGTCAGGGTGCTTGAAGGTGAACGCCTCCGCACCTACGACCTGGCTCTGGAGTTCCGTTGCTACTATTACCTCAATGCCTTCACACTGAAGCCCTTGGTAGGTCTGCGAATCTGTGGTGCTCCATCGGCCTGGCCTAGCTACTACTATTCTCATTGCTTACCTCCCTTGTGTGCCATCGTGGTCTATATTAAGATGCAAAACCACTGTATAGGTGTCGCCTGCCTGAATTGGTAACACCTGGGGCAAGTCGCACCAATAATACCCATTCTCGCCACAGTAGGCGTCGGCGCGACAAATCACATTGTTGCGTGGGTCAATTATTGCGAACATACCGACTGGCTTGGGAAATCCCACCCCTGTCTGTTGCGCCTCGGCGATAGCATCAGTGATGTCCCGAAGCGGGTTGATTTCAAGATTGTCCCAATTATATTCCTTGGCTTCCATCGTGTCCCTCCTTAAGGTGATGGTGTAAAAGCGTAAAGTGGTAAATGGTTGCAGGGCTGAATCCGACATTGAAACCCGCCCTTTGCGCGGCGAGGCAAAACTCGCGGTCGCTTCCAATGTGCGGATTCTGCACTTCGTCCAACAACCCCACTGTCTCCAACACATCGCGCCGCAGCAGGAACACTGCACCCGTAACCCACTCTTTCCCTGCCCGACACACACGCTGCTCCCAGTAGCCGCTGTTTTCTTTACGGATTCCGTAGTGGAACCCCGGTCCAAACGCGCCCGCGTGGTCGATTTTTCCGTCACCCGTCAAGGTTTTGCATCCCATGATGCCGCAGTCCAATTCGTACATATCCCCCAGCATGTGGGATAGCCAGCCAGGAAGCACCTCCACATCACTATTCAAGAGAAGAAAGTGAGTAAAGGGTGGAGTTTCAACTGCCATAGCCAACCGCAATCCCTGATTACAGGCTTCGGTAAACCAGAGGCGCTTATGGGGACAATGAGCCACAATCCAGCCCCCAGAAGCACATTCCTCAAGGTATGCTTTCATCTCCTCGTCAGGGTCACTAGAGACAACGATAATGTTGAAAGGAACCACGGTATGTTCCCAAACGCTATCTATGCAACCGCGCAGGAACTCAACGTCCCTGAAGCTAGGAACTATGATCGCCACACGGGAATTAACGAATGTCGGCATTTACCATACAGTCCATTGGCGACGAGAGAATAGTGCCATATTCATCACGCCATAGTGCAACGGGCGGATCGTTTCCCACCTGTCGCACTTCCATCAACCTGTTAGCTGGAGGGGCAACCTGTTCTTGGACAAGCCTGCCACGCTGGTCTATGACGACAACTCCATGTTGGCATACAGCATAAACAATCGTTCCCTCGCCGTCATACCATGTAATGACGTATGGGTCCGCACTAGTGGTCTCTATGGGTTTACCGCACGGACAAAGATAACTCATATAACCTCCTCAACACTACGTCCATCACCCACCACACCGCCGCTCCCACCCCCGCCGCCGTCAAGATGGCTACCAGAATGGCGATTGATAGGAACGTGCCGATGATGTCAATCGGCTTGCTTACCATTGCGCGCCAGCAAGCACTTCTCGTAACAAATCTACATACTCTCTAGCCATTCTCTCTTTGCGATGGTGCCGCATTGAACGCCGACAAGCCTTCGGGTCCAGGTCATCACACGCCTCAATAGCTTCAATGTACTCCTCAATGGTGTTGCAGATGAAGCCATTTACCCCCTGGATAATATACTCCGGGAGGCAGCCATTATCGCTACAAACCACAGGAGTTCCACAGTGTAGGGCTTCGTTGACAATGATTGCACCAGCTTCCGTCCATGCGGTGCCTACCCCCACGCTGTGAATTAGTACCCGCGCCTTCTGGATCAGGTCGAGCTTCTCTAGCCCGCCCACTGAACCCAGGTACTCAATGTTCCCGCCCAAGCGTGGCCGAATCGCGTTGTCCATATAGGCCGGCTGCCATGCGGGGCCTGCCAACTTCAACGGGACCCCCATTGCCTCCGCTACGTCTATGGCAACAGTAACGCTCTTCTCCGCGATAATGCTTCCCATGTAGAGCAAGTAGTCCTCTCGCTTCCCCGTGTACAAGGGATAATCGTCGGAGTTGAGTCCGTAATAAATTACGGGCGTCTCCTCGCCGCGCTTGAGGTGTCGCCTCTGCCCCTTGCTAATACAGACTACGTGGCGGGGATAGCTGATTGTCATCACCTGGTATGTGTTTATGATTGGAAAATCGGGGAACGCCCTGGGAATAGTTTTGTCGTGTGTGAAGTCGATGACTCCATCCAGTCCCATCATCACCTTCCTGAACATGGGGACGAACGTTGTCTCGTTGCCGTCCGTGGTGAATAGCTTGCCCCCAGGGGGGCACCGTGACCCCTCTTTGGCAAACAGGGTGACGTTGTGGCCCGTTTCTGCCAGCTCGCGGGCCAAAGTCCAGGCCATCAATTCCATTCCTCCGTAGCCAGCGTCGCTGGGCGGTGTCGCTATTGCGGTCGTACTGATTACGCCGATGTTCATTGTTTTCCTCCTGTATTGGGGTTCTCCCACCCCAGATTCCTCGTATCCTTTTTGAACTCCCACATTTCCGTCTCTACGCTGTCGCTGAACGCCTTCAACTGCTCACGAAAGTAACCCGCCAGTTCAAACATCGTCGGAATGCGTTCTTCGAGCGGCACTTGCCCGTTGTACCGTTCCACGCCCTGCCAGTTATCCCTCCCCACCTTGCGCCACTTCACATCCAAGAGTAGGTGGTTTCGGGCGGCATAGGCCCAATAGTACGGTGATTTGGAGCCGTAGGCAGTCCATGGATGATTGACGCTGACCCTGTGATCGGCCAATACCTGATAGCCACGATGTGCTACTTCGTAGCCGAAATCCAAGTCCTGGTACTGTGTAAAGATGAAATCCTCGTCAAACTGTGCCCCCACACTCATCCTATACAGCGGTGCTATCCCATCCCAGTACTTAGGCAGTGGCTGGATGTGCATCTGTATCGGCTCCCCCTCTCGGTTAGGTCGTATCAACCCCACTTCAGGGTGCGCCTCCATGTAGTCGTACATCACCTGCAAATACTCAAAGTGCGGAATCTGCACATCTGTATGGAGCATGTGCCAGTATTTGGCCTTGCATCTATCCAGCGACACATTCTGCACCTTGGCCTCGTGATCGTACATGCACAGCCAATGCACACGCCCTGCATCACCTACCAGCTTCGCGGCCAGCTCGCACTGTTTGACTGCTGCCTCTTTGTCCCATCCCAAAATCCAGATTGCTACGTCCACTACCCCTCCTTTTGCCAGTTAGGATTGCGTGGTTTGTGCCCATGTACGTAAACCACTTCGCTCCGCCCTTGCTTCGGCGACATGGTGGCTATCTTCAAGCCATGCTTCCAGGCAACGTAGGGGAAGCTGATCTGGTCACGGGGCGTCCACTGGACTTCTGCCCACCAGTCCTCGGAGAATCGCTTCACCTTTTCCGTGTGCCTGCGAAACACCATGTAGCAAGCGTACAGCCCAGCGTTTTCAGGATAACCGTCAGCCCGATACCGCGCTACAACATCATCGTAAGCCTCTCGCGGGAATAACTTTGCCCTCCAGCACTTTTCGGCCTCTGCGTAGGCGCACGTCCTGCCTGGATGCTGTAGCGCAAAGATGTCAGCATCCTGTGATTTTGCAATCCGTAGAAGTTCCTGGGGGGACATAAGAAGCTGGGCGTTGCTGTCCACGTAGATGCTGCAATCGTACTTATCCAAGATGTCGGGCCAGAATATCTTGACCCGCCTCTGCTTGAGCACGCGGAACATCTCGTCTGGCAGGGAGACCTTGACCATCTTGTAGTCCGTCTTGGCTTTGTAGTGCATATCGGTAAAGCATAGTTTGTCCACCCCTGGCATTGCGGGCCTGGGGTGGAACAAAGCGTCGGGCCGCCCAAAGACGGCGGTGTAGACCACAGCTTTCATCTCGCGTTCCCCGCTATCTCAAAATACCAGGATACCTTACTGATGCGCTCCACGGTCGCGCCCCACTTCTCCGCAAACTCCTCTGGTTCAAAGACATTCTTGACCCAGCGGCTCGTGGCCTTGTACCCCCAAGGGCTATCTGGGCGAGGGTTCACACCGATGACTTTGCCGCCGACGCGCAGGGCTTCCTCCAATGCCCGATCAGGATCGTCGCACTGCTCCAACACGCCCGATAGCACCACCGTCTCAAAGGCATCATCGTCAAAGGGCAACTGTTCGGCCCTCGCCAGTTTCACGGGTAGCCCCTTCAGGCACGCCAGCATGACCATCTCCTGTGTGGCGTCAATCCCCACACCGCCCTCCACGTCCTCCAGAAGCCACCCTGTATTGCACCCTACGTCCAGCCAGGGGGCCTCAATACGCGGCACCAGGAAGTCGTGGATTCTCTGGTTCTCGGCTGCGTGTCCCTTTTCAATGATTACGTTGTATCCGAAGTCGCTGACAGCCTCTTTAGGCATTGTCCCAAATCCTCCAATGTGTGCCCACCTCTGTGAAACCGCCAGGAGTGCAGATAGACGATTTCAGCCGTGGGGGTCCCGCTTTTCAAGTAGTCTTCCAACCGCTGCGTTTGGGCCGAGACCTTCAATCCTGACATCCGCTCTGACCAGTCGCCCAACTCCCCTAACCCTGCATACGGTGGGCAGTAGTAGGTTGGTGTCAATCCCCAGGAAATCAATAGCGCAATAGCTTCTTCGATCTCCCAATCCTCGACGGTGGGGGTATGATAGAGGCCGTGAACCCCAATCAGGTCGTCGCGGGAGAGCAGGTATTGCAGAACAGGGCCGTTTTGCGCAAAGGTGTAATCTCCTCCCCGCCGACGGATTTGCTCGCCGTTCCTCGTTGCCACTATCGGGGCTTCTGGCTTCCCCCTCGGCGTGATCGCCTGCAAGATTCTGAAGCCGTACTTGTCACACAACTCACAGAACTGCATGAACGGCCCTATCGCCGTGTCAAACCCCACATCGTCGTTACGGATGATCATGCACCAGCCTCCCTTGTTACGAGATCAAGGGCGTCTTGAATCTCCCACAGCCAGTCTATCTCTACAAACCGCTCCACGTCGTAATCATATCGGGGGCCGTGAACGTTGAAGTTAAGTGCGTGGAAAGCGCTGCCTTCCCTGCGATTCTCAAGCTCTGCAAGCCATAGCCGATTGTACCCATAGGACATCAGGTATTTCTTGAGGAGATCGAGGAAGGGCGGAATCTCCCTGGCAGTCAAAACGAAGTTCCATTCACGCTCCTTGAACTCGTAGATGCAGGGGGCTTGATAAGACAATATTTCTCCAAACAGGTCATCGGTAAGCACCCAGTCTCCAAACAGGTTGAAGATTTTGGAATCACACTCCAGCTCTGGCGTAGACAGAAGTTGTTTGAGTAGAAAGACTACGCTGCCTATGAGCCGCCTTGGTTCCAAAGCGGGGGACTGACAGAGCTTGCAATCCAGCACCTCAAACTCAGCCAAGTGATTCGCTCGCCAGCCGTGATGTCCAACTTGCCCGACCGCAACAAGAACCTCCATGCCTGCTTGCCGAGCCTGCCGCACCAATCGCCCCACGACGGTTTCCGCCCCCAGGTCGATCAATGGTCTGGGGCTGGGAAACTGCCTATCCTTTCTCCCATCAGGCGCAATGGGGCCAGCCGCTGGAATGATAGCGAAGTGCTTCACTGTTGCTCCTTGATAGTCTCTATGATTTGTGAGGTAGACAAACCGTAAAAGTAAGGGGTCATAATGACCCTCCCCCCATGCACCTTCATCCACTCCGCCCCAGGGATGTCAGCCCAATCATCCCCGTGGAACAGGATGTCAGGCTTTAGATTCTTGAGGTTGTCCGTGGGGTCTCTGGAGTTTTGGGGCACAACTTCATCTACGCAACTCAACGTCTCGTAGACGGCGGCTCGAAAGGGATAGGGGATGATGGGCAACCGCTTGTAAGATGCGATGGCTTGATCCGTCAAGAGTCCCACTATCAAGTAGCCACAGTGCTTTTTGCACTCCAAGAGCTGACGCAGGTGCCCATAATGAGGCCCTAAGTCGCCTGCATGAAACGAATAGCCAACAACACCCCTCATTTCCAAAACCCGCCCTCTTCTGGATTCACGAAGCTATCCACCAACCATCTCCCAAACGGCATGGGTTCGTGCCAGAACCGATAGGCGGACAGTATACAGAAGGCCACCGTGAAAATGCCAACCCCCCAAAACACAGTGTCCACCCAGTCCCGCTGTAAGAAGTTGTGTATGAACTGCAAGACGTAAATGACCCAGCTTGTCAGATAGAACTTGCGGGATACGTCACGCGCCGACTTGCGCCTTCGTATCTTCGTGCCCTGCCAAACGTACTTGAACCGAACAGGAACGCCTAAAATCAGCACTAGACTGGCGATGATTTTAGCGAACATTCCTACCTCCCCATACATATTTTACACAACGGCAGTTCTGAAAAGTCTCCACGCTGTTGAGCGGCAGCAAGCTCGCGTTTCCTCTGGAAAACCTTATCAGAGAAAAGCCCGTCACTAACATTGCCGCAAACCTGCCACTTGGTATCATCCAGGCAACACCCCACGATGTCGCCATCCCAATGAACGTAGTAGTCCCGATCACCGTAGACACAGCGGGCACGTCCTGTCCCGCCCACGGCCAGTTCGTTGTCACCAGTCAGGCCAGCGAAAGTGTTGAGCTTCTTGACCATAACATCAAAGTCGTCTCCCCCCAACAGAGAGTGGATGTCTCCCACTGTCTCGTCGGGGTTGTCCTTCGTGTGCATGAGTTGGACGGCGGCCCGAAACGGCTTGCCTGCCGCCCGCCAAACCTTGAGAAAGTTCTTAGTGTTGGCTACGACACGCTCAAAGTCGGCCCCTGTATTGATGCGCTCCATGAGCTCAGGCCGTGATGAGTTCAGGCTGATACGCACCCACGACAGGCATGGATGCCGCACCAACTCCTCGGCCCTCTCTGTCGTCAGGATCATTCCGTTGGTGCTGAAGTCCACGTTGGTAAAGCCCAATCCGTCCAAGTAGTTCAGGTTCTCTTCAAGGTATGGACTCAACAGCGGCTCGCCCGTTCCGTGCAGGGCCATCCGAGAATGCTTGTTGCCAAACCTGACGATCTGGTCGGCCACGTCACGGAACATCTCTGGCAACATGAAGCCCCTGGGCCGCAGGCGTAGGCGGTTGGGACAGCCGACGCACTTAAGATTGCAATGGTTGGTTTGCTCAATGAGGTAAAGTGAGAAACTCATCTTGTACATCACATTCCGAGAAGTCGTAGGGTTCACCCCTATACTTCTTGATTATTTCTGCGTAGAATTTGGTGAACAGGGAACATATATTGTCGTAAGAGAATTGAGGCCAGACGAGGGGGCTAGTGTAGAACTGCTTAATACCCTGCTTGATGCCCTCCACGCTCCTCTCTATCTTGCGGATGGGTAGGATACTGGCTATACCAACATCGGTCGTGATGACGGGGATATTCATAGCCAGACATTCCATCACAGGGGTGCCAAATCCCTCGGCTTCAGAGGCGCAGACGTACAAATCCAGCCCTTCGTAGAACGCCGGCATCTCGTCGGGCGGAACGTTGCCCCCAACCCGCCGAAACTCCACACCCAGGTCGCGGCAGGCTTCTGCTATCAGTGATATTCCCTTGTACTCAGACGCACTGCCTTGCGCCACACAGCCAACGACGAAGGGGCGCGTAGGGGCGAACTGGGCAAAGATGCCATCGGGTATCCACACAGCATCGGGGAACTTCTCTATTAGGGTTGGGCCAACCACGTGGACGGCGGTGGATTTCTTGGCTACGGCTTCAGTATTCCCTATGCCATAGCGGTGCGATCTGATACTCAACAGAAAGGGGGTAGTCTTTATAATCTCATGGACTATAGTGCGGTGGCTGCGCAAGTCCCAGTTGCCGTAATGTACTAGATCGTGTTCTCTCGATAGTTCCAATAACTCGGCAGGCTCAATTCTGGTGTAGTACCGCACCGTGAAATCGTGTGGAATCCCTTCCACCATGCGATCCACGATGCGATCTACTATCCACCCCTGGCCATCACCCAGAATCAGAATCTTCACAGGCTACCTTTCAGGAAACTTCAGTTGTGCAGGATCGTCCTTGAGCCTGTGAATAATGCCAAATCCAAAGGAGAAGGTCATCTCTACGGCCTCGCCACACTGGTCACGCATAGCACGAAACACCTTGCCTGGGCCCTCTGGCATGTACAGGGTGTCGTGCAACACCATGTAGCCCCCTACCTTCAACAACGGCCACATATCTATCACGTCCTGCCGCACCGCTGAATAGTTGTGAGCACCATCAATGTAAATGAGGTCGGCCTTCTCTGTCAGCGTCTGGGCGAAGTCGTGCGATTTAGCGTGAACGAACGTCCACCGCGATAGCAGGTCAGGGTCAATGACCGAGCCTGCCCACTCATCTTGCACATCACAGGATACCAGCCGCCCACCTGAACGCTTAAGGGCCATCAAGAAGGCATTGGTAGAAGACCCTATGCTCACCCCCACCTCGTAGATCAGCTTGGGCTCTAGCCCCAGGGCCAGGGTGAACAAAAAGGCGTTGTATGTACCCAAATGCTTGTCTTCTACTTCCTCTACGTTCTTCAACAGCCTGCGAAGCCACTTCAACCGCGTCAGTTTCTCGTCGCCCGTTAGTCTACCTGCTAGTCCCATTCTATCCTCCACTCTTGTTGATGACTAATACCGCTCCCAATCTAGACTGGTTTGGTGTGCTGCAAAGTCGCTCCGTAACTCCTTCGGCACCCACAAAGAATGACCAGCCAAGCTCTCGTATTCAACTTCCAGGTATGAATTTGCCATGTGCTGTTTCTGGAATTGGTGCCAAAAGTAATACTTCACCGAGGCAATCATGCGGTCAGGGTCTTCCAGCGCAGAACCAAACACCCCTTGAATCTCATCCCAGAGCGCACAGTCCTCATATCTCTCTAGCTCTTCTTGACCGCCATACCAATGGATGCGTTCCTGGGAACGGTAAATATCTTGTGTGTCGCGCAACATTGTAACGACAAAGACACCCTTCAATCTATGAACATGGCGGGAGAAGGCCGGGCCATGCACAACGATTAAACTCGGACTCTCTAGGCGTTTAATGAGCATAGCCAGGTTGGCAATACCCACTGCCTGCGCAGGTACAAAGGCGTGCCCTGTGTCATGGGCAATCATCCGAGCACAGATATTCGTCCCCGAACGCTGGGGCCCCGTCACTATAATTTTGGGGTGGCAAGTTAAGCGCTCAAACAATATGCGTTACCTTTCAGCCTGAAACGAGTTATCCTCGTAATTGTGAGCATACACATTGAAGAAAGAGTTACGCGCTAGGTGCTCGCCGCTCGGAAAGGTTGAAACCTTAATGCCCAGCTTCCATATCACATACGGCAGGCTAATCTGATCTCGGTGGCAAAAATCTCGCACTTCTCGATACCATGACCAAGCCATCTCGTCCATCAAGGGGCTGTGCCGCCGCAACATGACCGCTGTTGCGTACAGACCGTTATGCTCTGGGTATCCTTCTGCTTTGTATTTCGCCACCTGCCTTGCAATGGGCTCAGGGTCAAAGTATCGCTGACACACCCTTGCTGCCTGATACAGACAATCTCTCTGGGGATGCCTGAATAACAAGATGTCTGAATCGGGGGACAGAAACTTAATTAGCACTGCTGGGTCCACCTTGAGTTGAAAGGTGCTTGTAACCCACAAACTATATGTATAGCCCTGCAATAACATGGGGCGAAGTATCTTGTAACGACGATGCGCTGTATGCGATGCTTGCCCCGGCACGAGTACCTGCTGAATGTCATACCCGACAGGCTGCTGCACTTCCAGGTCGGTGTAGCATATCGTGTCCCAGTCTGGCAAGGGCAGAGCGGGGCCATACAGAGCATCGGGCTTGCCCATCACTGCCGTATAGAGTAGATTCCGCTGCTGCATATTCTCAAGCATGGGTGGCAACGTCATCCGCTTACCACACCCTCATAGAACGGTATAGTTTGGTGCAACCCCGCCTCCAAGCCCACCTCAGCCTCAAAGCCAAGAATGTCCTTGGCAATGCCGGTGTAAAGCGTGATATTGGCAGGGGTTTCCCCTGGGCGCATAGGCAGATACTCCAACTCGGTCGCGTTGCCTGTTAGCTCAATCACCTTCGCGGCCAACTCTTTTACGCTGACGGGCGGCAGGGACCCAATGGGGATCATCTGACCCACGGCGGCTTCTTTCTCCGCCGCCAGCATCATGGCCCGTACCACATCGCCTATGTAGATGTACACCGACGATTGGTTGCCGTCCCCGAAGATGGGTATAGCCTCGCCCTTGAGTGCCTTGAGGATAAAGGTGGGCACCACCTTTTGATAGTTGTAGGGCGCCCCCCAGTCGCAGTCTAGCCACCGCTCGCGTGGGCCGTAGATGTTGCCCAACTGCAATACCACACAGGGGAAATCCCATTCGTGGTATGCCATTTGCAAGAACCGCAGGCAGCACTGCTTGGTGATCTTGTAGGGATTGAGCCAGTCCACATCGGGGGTATACGGGTAGACGAATCGCTTAACGCACGCCTCTCTGCAAGCCCGAATCATGCGAAGTAGCCCCAGGACGTTGACGCTTACAACATCCTCAACCGCATACTTCTCTATGCTTTCGGCGGTGCCCAGTATTCCCGCCAAGTGGTACACTACGTCTACCTGATGGCAATAGCGGTTCAGGTCTGCGGCGAGCACGTCGCCTTGCACAAACTCAAAGCGCGGATTATCAAGGTGCGCCCCCAACGCCTCGCTCAGCCACCTGTCCAACGCCACGACTTCGTTGGCACCGTCTTTCAACAGCGCGTCCACCAGGTGGCTACCAATAAAGCCACTGCCGCCAGTTACCAGAACTTTCATGTCATTTCCTCCTGTCAAGTTCAGGGTGCTTGTCCCACAGAAGCGGGCCGTTGATGTGCCACTCGGCATCGGGGTGTTCTTCCACCCACCGCTTGACAAAGATGGTTCTCCAAGATGGCTGCTCTCGGTCATCAATGAGCACGGGGATGTCGCCCGCCAGAACAGGCTCACATCCAGCCTCTTTGAAGAGCCGAAGCCCCAGGTCTTGGTCGGCAAAGCCCATCATTCCTGTCTCAAAGATGGGATCAAACCCGCCTACGGCTTCGTAGTGCTTGCGCTGCACCGACACCCCACATAGCGCAATCCAGCCCGCCTCTCCATCACGCCGCGTGGGAAACCACTGGGTGAAGTATTGCTTGTTTGCAAGATTGGCGATGTGTGGCATAAGAACTATGTCCTGCCACAGGCCGTGGTAGTCTTGGATGCGCCGCAAGGCGTGATTGTGAAGTATCAAGTCGTCATCGAGAAACAGGAGCACCTCACCTTTTGTATGTTCTACGCCTGTGTTGCGGCTGGAGTATGGGCGCGGCCAGTTCTTGGGATGCCGTTCGCGGTAGATGTAGCGCACCTGATCTGGCACGAGGGGGGGCGGTGTCTTGAGCTCCCCTCGGACATCGCTACCATCGTCCACGATGCAAACATCCAAGTCCTGGAAGCGGAAGAAGTGTTGGCCAGCCAAATTGTCCAGCAGCCGCTGGAGGCTCTTCGGCCTGTTGTACGTGGCGATCACGACCGAGATGGTGGGCAGTTCTATGTCTCTTGGCATTAGTCAGACTCCTTTCTGTTGATCAGAATTATTTCCCTTGCCAGTTGTCCCTGAGTGGGTCTGCGTCTTCTTCCCACCCCAACGTCAGGCAGCGGTCTACCCAACGACAGTACGCATACAACGATATAAAGCCCAGCATCCAGCCCAGCCCTATCAGGAACGCAACCATTGTCCAGTGTATGGTAAACATCATGGTCTATCCCCCTCCCCGAAAGTGCAGATTCGGCACTTTCTCAATCTCAATGGGCTATTGATCCAGGCTCACATGAACGTGGACATCAATGGTAAACGCTTTGCCGTCGTCCACCGTCTCGGCATGGTGCAGAGCAACATACTCCACAAGTACCCCAAACTCTTCTTCGTATTCGTGAATCAACTCTGTGATGGTTTTTTCCAACCCGTTCTTGCGCAATCTGGCATCCAGCACGCTTGGCATTACTTCTACCCTCCCTTGTAGTCATTTACATACGGTTTGTAGTCGTACTGGGCTAGTCCCCACCCCGTTGAACTCCGACAACCCTACGTACATCACTAGCCCCTTCCCACGCATTAGAACGGCCATTCGTAGTCCTTGGGATCAGTGCTGGCCTCCCCACGATCACTAACGGGAATAAAGCCGCACCGACAGTTGCTCAAGCAATTCATTGAACCGGGCCACCAGCCATGAATTTGCAGTGTCGCGATATGCCAAACCTTGCCGATTTTTGGCCAGCAACCCCGCTCCCCTACGCACGTGGCCTCGTCGAGTAGGCCCGTCCACAACATCTGCTTCTGCGCCACCTCAAATGCAGGCGTGTCCGGTGCCGGCTCCTCCGGCGCCCCCCACTCAGGCGGGGTCTCCCAGAGCAATGGGAAGGGCGGGGGATCCACTACGGGGAAAGTCCACCAGCTAATCGCCGGCGCCCATGGCTCATCGGCCTTCACCCGCTCTTCCAGCGGAGGTCTGTACAATGCCCCCTTCTGCATCAACCCCCACATTGCGCCGGCGTACATCGCAACACGCCACCTGAAGTTTTTCAGAACAGCCCCAACGTCCTCCCCTTTCTCGATAGCCTCTATCAGAGCGGCCATCAGGTCTGGCGCCAAACGCTGAAACACAAACATCAAATTGCGCTGCCAAGCCCATGCCACAACCAGCAAGTCGCCCCGTGAGAAGTGGACGCTGAGTTTGCCGAGAGCAAATCCGTAATGGAACCACTCCCACGATGCCAAAACCAGCCAGAGGGCAAAGGCGTTTACTCTCGCCCGCGCCCCCCGCTTCTTCTCTTCCAGATCAGGCTCTTCTGCTATGGCCGCCGCTAGATCATCCCCGAAATCGTCCAGGATCCCCAGGACGACTGCTTCATAGATGTCTACGGTCTCCCGCTGGCGGTCGTAGAGGCGCGTCGCTACCATGGGGACCACCCGTTTCTGCAGGGCCTTGAATAGGGCCTCCAGGGGCGCACGGGGGACTGTTAGGTTGGGGGTGTTTAGGAGTTTGGCTATTCGGCGGAAACTGCTACGGTACGGGTGTTTCATCGCTTTCCTCTAACACTTCTCGCAAATTGATGATTGTCCCATCCTTGGTGACCAATCCCTTCTGCGTGAGTAGGGTCGCACACAGCCAGGCACAGGCCAAAAAGCCAACTAGAAATCCGAAAAGGAATACCATAATAGAATCTCCTGCTACCTCGCAACCAGCCTGAACTCGGTAGGCACATGCTCTTCCGCAGCATAGACCATGCGAAATTCTGCGGGCGCCTTGTTGGATGAACGAACATGCACTCGCTTTACTCCAGGCTTGAAGTCCTCAACGTGTAAGACTTCCCACCTACTAAAATCTTCCTTGCTTTCAGCGACGCAATGCTCATCCAAGCCTAGTTTCATTTCAGTTTCCTTGGCGGGGCGGCCACTTACTTCAGGTAGGGGGTCTCGTTGACAGGGCTATCCAAGGGCTGCCATCCTGCTGTCTGTCGGGCCGCCCCGAATACGCTCCGCCTGGTGAACGTGGCGTCCACTTGCAGGATGTCTCCTGCATGATACCCCTGTTGGTCGGTCGCGTCCCTAAACCACCAGCCGAGCTGGTCATGTACGCCCATCTCTATCGCGCCCGACCACGCTACGCCCTGGTACTGTTCAGCATCAGCCATTCCAGCCAGGCAAATCCATTGGTTTAGCTCGTAGGAGTAGATGGCTACGTTGATCTCAACGGTGTGGCCTGTGTTGTTTTTTGCGTGGAGGTTGGTCAGGGTCCACGTCTCCCCTTCAGGCACCGCGTGACCAAAGACGAGTTGCCTGGTGGAGTCGCAGACCACTAGCTCGTGCTCTGCCCAGGGCAGGGTGTCGCTGGAAAGCTGGGTGATGCTGGGCTTGTCGGCAATGGCCTCAGCTAGGCCATTGCCCATAACAGGTACCAACAAGATAGTAGCACATATTGCTACGGTGATAACTAAATCTGTCACTTTCATTCTGTTGCCTCCTCTTGTTTTGTTGTGTTACTCAATTCCGCCTCTTCATCCTCTGGGCGGGATGCCATCAAGAACCGAAACCACCACAGGCAGTCCAGCATCGTTCTAACCTTATGGTCTCCCATGATTGTCTTGGCTGACATAGACTCTTTCTCCTGAATAGCATCTCCGATAGCCTCCAGGAAATTCAGTACGAGCAACGTCTCTACTTCATCATACGTAGTTTTCTCATCCTCTGCATGCTCATCTATGAGGCGGAGCAAGGCAGACGCGGCGGCGTAGTCACTTTCCCTGACACTTAAGCTGACCACGCCCAACGTGATGATAGCGGGATGTTTCAATTCTGCTAGAACATGGAGAATGCCCATCATGCCCTCCCTACGCCAGCGGCGTGTTCGTAAGCCTTCAAAAGCTGCTCGCCTAGAACGATGAGGCGGATTCCAAGTTGCTCACGGACGGCGTTGAACTTCGCCCAGTCATCCTTGAAACTCCAGTGGGGATCAAAGTGACAGTCAAGCTCTGGTACGTAGAAGTCGGGGGTGTAAGTGTGGGGACCGTCAGCAAGCTCATATTGGAACTTGTGGGATTCGTACTCCCACTCCCAACCGAGGGCATCGAAGGCGGCGGCTAGGCGGGCCTCCCAGGTGGAGCGCATCTGGACGCCGGCGTAGGTGACAGAAGGAGGATGAAAATCCACATCATTAAAGTCTCCCTTCGCCCACGATGCCTTTTGGGCCACGCTCAATTTGCGCCGGTGCTCTTCACTTTTAGGCCGACCCTTAAGTGCTTCACTAATCCTATGCTTGCATATCGCCGATAGTTGCTTGCCTCTCCCACCCTCCGCAATCTTTTGCCGGTGTTCTTCTGACAGCCGCCTGCCCTGCTTTGCCTCACTAATCTTGCGTCGCGTTTCTTCGCCAATCACACGTCGCTTGTTTGCCTCGCCGATTTTGCGTCGGTGTTCCTCGCTAAAGGGCTTGCGCTGCCTTTGCGCCCGGCTCATGTTGCGACGCGCCTCTTCGTTACGAACCCTGCCCTTGTTGGCCGCCCCGATTTTTTGCTTAACTGCGTCGCTACAGGCAATCCCTTTATTCCATGCGCGCTTGCCCTTATGTGCTTCGCTCTGTGTGTGTCTATACTCTGGATCGCTCCAGTCTCGCTTCCGCGCCTCACTTATCTTGCGGCGAGACTCTTCGGTGTGGTGTGAGCCTTTGCGCATATTATCCCTCCCAAACGGTAGCCCCCGCAGGCGGCGGCGTTGGTGTTGAGCAACATCCTTAACCTTTGGGGGCTATGGCAATGAAAAAACCGCCATAGGATTTAAGTTGCTCAACATCTATATTATACCATATTTTCCGCATCTTGTCAAGTACCAGTTTCCTGCTCAAGCAGTCGAGTCACACCTGCAACAATCTCCTCTAGCACCTGTGGCTTTGCCTTAACCAGTTTGGCCGCTGCCGCCGTGGGCACTGTGAGTATCTTGGCAAGCTCAACCAGGGCGATACTGGGAAGGTCGGGGTGCCCCGCGTTCACAACCATTGCGAGGATGTTGTAAAGCAATCGCTTCTTGAGGCTAAAGAGGGGGTTGTGTCGCACGCTTGCATCAGGGGCCTGTGCCCCAAAGTGATCAACAACCAACTGCCTGATTACGTACTTGTTCACGTAGGTCAAGAAGTCCCACGCCAGTTTGTCCTCCACTGTCAAAAACGCCTCGAAACTTCCCATGCCCTCGTAATAACTACGTGTCTTGGACTCGGTGAAAGGTGCTTGCTCAACAAGAACCATCCCCCTGAGAATGTCGGCCTCCAACGCCTGGATGCCCGATCCATAGGGGTCCCCTCCGCTACTCGTGTCCAGCTGATCAACGTTCCACATTCTATTGCCCCGCTCGTCGCGGTCGCCAGGCAAGGCCATCGTGATGTGCTCCTCAAGGCGCCAAAGTTGCTGAGAAAGCCATTGGAGCGCGTCCGCCTCTTCACCAGATTCGTTCGTAAAACGACCTGTGGGGGCATAGCCAATGCGCGTGGGCGAGGCATGTTTTGAATACCAGAGAAGTCTGAGCACCCAGAGCTTTTGTAAATAAAACCAGCTTGGGTAGACATAATTCAGGGCACTCTCGCCCCAAAAACCCGCCCGTGCGAACTGCATGGGAAAAACGAACGCCTTCCAAGCCTCCACACGGATGTCCTTCGGACTCTTCTCCTGAAAATAGCCGTCGAAGTCCCCGTTTGGCTGAATGGGTAAGGACGGCTTGATTGTGGCTATGAGGTTGTAGCGATATTCTTTTGGCACTATCGCGTACCCGTCCCAGGCCACCTTCTTCTGCCCTGTTTGCGGGTCATCATAATCAATGTGCAAGTTCGGTGCCGCCTCAAACACCTTTTCACTGAACGTTGTGCCGTCCACCAGGGCTTGCATTGCCACTTCGCACAGGCTATACAGGTGTGGGCGCACAAACACCTCATGCACGAAGGCTTTGATACGTAAGTCTGAACACTCTACGTAGGCATCCTTCAGGGCCGCCTGCACCGGAGCAGTCTTCAGGGCTAGAGCGTATTGGATAGCGGGGCTTTTTCTCATCCTCTCCAGCGTTTCATAATCAATGTCGCTTGGCCTGTATTCCTCATTTAAGACCGAATACAGCCCCTTCCTACTCCCCCGATACGTCAACTCCCCCAGCTTCTGCTTCTCGGTGGGCGACTTTCCCGTAGCCAGCACTCGCAGGCGATCCCGCAGCGAAAGCCGCTTTCCATCCAAAGCCCCGATGTCTGTACGCATCCTTCTCGTCAGACCAGGGCCGATTGTCCGCTCAACACTTCGTGGTATTTGCATTGTCATTTTATGTTTACTCCTCCATGCTAAAAGTGCCGAATCTGCACTTTGTATTGTCTATCAGGGGCTGGCGGCAGGAATCGAACCCGCGACGGCCATATTACAAGTATGGTGCCCTACCTATTGGGCTACGCCAGCATCACTCATCCCCATCCAACTTCCCGTCCGACCGCTCACTGCCCCACTCGCCGCCGTCCACGTACAGCTTAGCCGTCGGCGCCCCGCTCCCGTCCTTCTCTGCAAAGGCAGGATGAGCTGTAAAGAAATCAGGGGGAAGCGGAGCACACGAATTAGTTACGTCGTACTCATCCACCTCGCCCCCGTCCAGTTCATCGAGCGCATCGGCCATCGGGCGAACCTCATGTACATAAACTTCTAGGCAGCCACCCTTTTCCATGTCTCGATTGCGTGCATACTTCTCAGTGAACGTGCGCGTGGCGTCCGCCACAGCCTGGAGTTTGTGGTATTCATCAAATGTGAAGGACTCTACCACCTGCATGAAGTCTACCCGCTCGCCAGCCGTGCTGTCTTCGCCTACGTTGGTTGTCTCTACCCTGCCTGGGCTCAGGTGGTCGCCAGGCTGATACATCTCTTTCATCATTCACTCCTCCAACACATTGCATCATCTTGCCATTTTTGGCATATTATTGCGTTGCAACCTTAAGTCCAGCCGCACGTGCCGGCGCACCCGCTTATTGTATCTCCGCTTGATACGCTTCCGCTCACCAGGCTTCCAGTTCAAGTACCTTCTCCAGCGGGTTAAAGCATCGTACTCGTCGCCGCCCACCATGGGAATTTGGCCTTTCATCCTTCAGCATCCCTCAGAATACTATCCAGACAAGCCTGCCTCCGCTCTGCTAGAGACAATCCTGCTTCTTTAAGTTCAAGGGACTTAATGAAACGCTCGTGAACCTTAACAAGGTCAAGCGGCACTGGCTTATATGAAGCAATCAACTCAACGAACTGTTCAAAGCCATCACTCATCTTCTCGCCCCCCCCTCAAATCCCCAACTTCTGCCTTCTCAGCTTTCTTCCTGTCCACTACCATCCCCATCAGGTGCGCCTGTTCCCACGTCAAGCCCCCACACATACAAAAGTCTTTTGGAGGCGGGAAAGGACGAGTATCTGTGTTGGTACTATTACTCGGCCAATCCCAAACGTGGGTATGCCCATAACAACCAACGGGAGCAATAGTAGAACTAGCCATCAAATCCCCAACCTCTTCCGCCGCTGCGCATCCTTCCGAGACTTCACATGCCCCGTACCCACGCCAGCCAGCACCGGCCTGATACTCCCCACATCCAGACCAGGCAGCCGCTCATTGCCCTGCCTGGTCAACCCAAAGTCCACGTCACGCATCCCCATCAGACCCGCACCCACAGCAGGCAACACAAAGTTGATATTGTACCGCTTGGCCAGAGTCCGCAACCGAGAGCAGGCAAACCACCACGCCATCAACACATCATCGCTCTCAAATCGAGGCCAGTAGTGCGCCTCGTTTATCAACAAATCCGTCAGCGTAATAGACCGCTGATCGCCACGAGGCACCTTGTGCCGGCCCTGCTCCACCATAGCACTCAGAGAGGGGATGCCAACAGAGAAATCGTTCTTGTTGGCCCCCGTGAAAAACGGCCTCACACTCATAAACCCCGACGACGCTTCGGGCAAGTCCGCGATCAGGTACTGCTGCACCCCGTTGGACTCCACCATGATAGCACCGTCGTACCTCTGCCACAGCTCCACGATCTTGCGTTTCTGCTTCGTGGGCGACATCCCCTTCTCGTGGAAAATGTCCAGCCACACAATGCGCCCCTCTTTATCCAGTCCCAGCGTCACCGCTGCGAAGTGGCTGGCCTTCTTCGCACCAGAGATAGCTGGGTCAACCCCCGTCACCTTCACCAACGCGCCGTCGTGGTTCTCAATCGGCAACACCAAGTCAGTGTCGTAACACCGCCGGAACCACGGCATCGGGAAGTGCGAATCCTCGTCCGACATTACACGAAGTAAATAGTTGCGGTTGAACTGGACGCTACCTTGAGCCTGCCTTCGCTTCATCAGCGCGTCATAGGGCCACTTTTCGGGCCACAGCACCCGTTTAGTGTCGTCGTCCAGGATGGCGGGCGACTGGAAGTTCTTAAAGGCTTCGTTCTTGAGCAGGTCTTGGTAGAGGTCTCGGTAGCTCTTGGGGGTCCCCACCACCACGCACTGGCCGTCCCGCACGATCATGCTGAGGGAGTCTTGAAACCATGACTTGGCCTTTTCGCACTGGAACTCTGTGGCCGAGTTGTCGTCGTCAATGCAGTCGTCGTAGATATTCACGTCACTACGACGACCAATGGTGGGCGACCCCATGCCCAGCGCAACTACAGTCTGGTCTTTCTCGATCTGTATCTGGGTGGGGTCGTCGGCTGCCGCTACCCTGCGCCGCACCGTGATCCCGTCCGTCAGCCATCCCCGCCCCATCGGGAGGGGGAAGCCCTCATAGTCCTCCGAGAAGGCGTCCCGTGTGCCAAACCCTGCAAGGATGTAGGGGTTGTGATCCAGGTGGCCCTTGAGGCCACTCAAGAACATTCGAGCTTGCTCCATCGTGTTGCTCAGTAAGGCGATTCGCACCGACCTATCACAGCAGATCCGCCAGAGGGGGTAGAAGATGCTATTCAGAGAAGATTTGGCGTGTTCTCTCGACGTGAGGTTGATGTAGTAGGGGTGCCTTGCCAGCAACCAGTACCACCCATCCCCCTTCCGCCCGTGGAAGTCGGGAATAGCCAGAGGGGGACGGACGAAGTTCTCTACGAAGAAGACGAGGGACTCGTGGTGCTTCTCGGCCCGCTCCTCGCTCCACGCGGGAAACTCTAGCCCTTGCCTATAAAGGGAAAGCACCAGATTCGCCCGCAGCGTCAGGGGCGACAGGTGCTTCAACGTCTCTAATGTCTCCTGGCTCAACTGTGATTGTGGGGCCAGTGATTTGTTGTTGTGCTCGCTCGGCGACATCTATAAAACTCGCAATCTCTTCTGTGGACAACCCCCGATCCAGCAGGGTCTCCACGGTGATGGGCGGCGGTAACTGTTGCTCTGTCTTGGTGACTCGCACGTCGGAGCGGGTCACATCCAGGTCGGTGCCCAGCAGTTTGAGCCACATCTTCTCTAGCTCTCTGTACTCCCGTATCAGCCTGGCCATGCCAGTGGGCGTGATGAGGTTCTTGTTCATGTCCCAGCCCCTGATGGCTGTGTCCATTAACCTCAACAGGTCGTCTGCCAGGCCGCCCCACTTCTCAATTCGCTGTGCAGCGACGGCAAACTGGTTGCGGCGCAGGTACTGATAGGTCGCGGCCAACAGTTCGTCGTCTTGGCCCGCCGCCTTCCCTACCATGTCCGAGTGCAAGATGAATTCCCGCACGTCGGTAAGGCTAACGTCCATAGCTTCCGCTATGGCAATCGGCCCCTTCCCCCGTATCAGGTCAACCTCAATCACCTGCTGCTGGCCAGGCGACAACGGGGTTTGCCCCTCGGTGCCGTCAGCACGGGCATAGGGGAACATTTTCAGGGGCTGCTGCTGTTTGGCCATAGGGCTTTTGCACTCCCTAAACATAATAAAAGTGGAGTCTGAAAATAGGAAATTGGTACTTGACAAACTTGAAGAAATGTGATATAATTAGTACAGGCGTTTCAATACAGCCCAAATCCCTACCCACATATTATATCACAAAATTGGGGGAATGTCAAGTATGAATATTATGCGTTATAGGGTACTGCGAGCGATTCAATCTCTCCGTGTCGCTAACGACATCAGCCCGTCCTACGATGAGATTGCCGAGGAAGTCGGCCTCCAGAATCGTGCCAGCGTACATTATCACGTAAAGAAGCTCACCAAAGAGGGACTACTGTTGGCCAGGGTAAGGGCGAAAGCCAGGACACTCTTGTTGAGCGATGCTGGCAAAGAGTTTCTGGCCAAGATCATTTTGGACAAATAATGAGGAAGAAACACAATGACCCACTGGCGAATAAAGAAATGGCGCGTAACGGGCCACTGCTCCAATTGCGGACACACCATAAACAAAGATTATGAGTGCCGCAAAGAGGAACTGGGCCACAAGATTTGGTGGATAGACCGCTGCCTCAAATGCCGCCAAATAGACTTCCACTACAACATTGAAGAACTCAAGGAGGAAACCCCATGATTCGTTTTATTGACCTGTCCTATCAGATTGGCCCTATAATTGAGTTTGCTTGGTTCGACACTGTTCCTGGCCGCTTTCTGGCGTTTGATAGCTTCCAGGCTTGGAATACGTGGGAGGAATTTCTATATGCTTACAATGCCCACTACGGACCCAAGCCAGACCTTGCCCGCCTTGAACGCCTTTTCCCAGAAGATTGGGGTGTCCCGAAACAAGAATTGCCCGCCTTAATGAGTCGGGCCATCATTGCTACCACACAGTGTGACCACGACTGGCACAATCCGCACATAACAGGAGAACGTGACTTCTACGACCAGGGATTGCATCAGGCCATTCTCACAACAACGTGCCGAATCTGTGATGGTTGGAAACAGGAAGTTTGGAAAACGCCTCTTTGGTACTACATGGGAATGGGAGACGAGGTAATAGCGAAGGAGGAAACCTAATATGCCAAAGTACAATTTCATCCATACGGCAGAAGCATACAAAATGAGTCCCGCCGATGTCAAAGACCGTGACACATTTCCCATCAAGGTGGTGGCTATAGCAGGCCACGGTAACGACTGGTCTGCCTATTACGGGCCGACTGACAAGACAGACGAAGAGATTGCAATGTACGGCGACAAGCTCACCCGTGATCAAGCCGAACCGCTGTTCTATGCCTTAAGCAATAGCGGTCGGCATTACAGAGAATAGGTCATAAAGTGCAGATTCGGCACAATTTAGGGGGGAGAAATGGGCAAGAGCGACCTTGAGTATGCGTTCCTGAACCGCTGGCTAACACTGACAAATGAGCTAGAGCCTATGCACGACTATCCCTTTGTGCGGGACGTGGTGGGACATGGCCCTGGCATACGCAAACGGCTCAAGGATGCGGGCCTGAAAGACTGGCGGTTTGACTGGGCCTGGGTTGAGCAGAAAGTAGCGGTGGAGTGCGAGGGGGGGATTTGGACTGCTGGCCGCCATGTGCGGGGCAGTGGCTACGAGGGGGACTGCATCAAGTATAACTTTGCCCAGGCGCAGGGCTGGTCGCTCTACCGCTTCACGGCGGGGATGCTTGACCGAGACCCCATTGGCTGCATCAACCAGGTAGAAGCGGCGGTGAAGGGCGGGGCGGACGATCTGATGCCGTGCGGCCACAGTCGGGAGTCCGTGCGGGGGGACGGAATGACCCACTGGTGCGCGGAGTGCGAGGGGGAGATACCCTTCACCGACCCGCTAGACGAAGTGATTGAGCGGTGGCGGGAGCGCACGCTGGCTGGCTTGAACCACACGCCAGAGCAGATGCAAGCAATGTACGACGAGATGAAGGAGGCACAACGCGATGCACAGAACAGGATTGAGGGCCAAGATTGACAATGTGTTCAAGCTGATCGTCGGGACTTGCATCCTGACATTCATCGTGATAATCATACGGGGATTGGCAATGGGGAGATAGCAAATGGCTAACCAAAGAGGCGGTTTCTTTCGCAGCATGATCATCGGGCGTCTTCTGGGGGGCATCGCGCCACGAGAAACTATAAAATTCTCGCGAGAGTCGGAAGTCCAAATTCCCCGCTGGCAAACCTGGGAGCTTGTGCTCAACGTAAACGTGATGATTGCCGTCGCCATCTTCCTCATCTGCTGGCTACTTGAGTGGAAAGCCAACGGGGATATGTACTACGTCATCCGCCACCTCGCGCCCTGGAAGCGCATCATCCGCCTCTGGCTGCTGTTTGCCACCTGGCCAGGGATACTCATAGCCTACTTCATTTCAGCACGGCGCCAAGCCAAAGAGCTTTGGAGCCGCAACTGGGAGCAGTGGGACGCCATTGACCGAAGCATGAAATATCTAAATCAAGACGAACAGGACATGCGGAGCGCGCCCGCCAACGCACCCGCCGAAATCCCGATAGCCCTCATGGAAAATTGGACAGATGAAAATGCCCGCGATCTTTGGGAAGAAGACCAAGCAAAATAAGGAACGCAAAAAGACAAGAGAAGGAGGATGTCATGGCAACATCAACATTAGCAAGCGGCCTGTGTGTAGGCGACGTACTACTCGGCAAGAGGATCGCAATTCTTGCACCATCCCGACGGGTCTCGAAAGGCGGTTCGCGTTACGGCTACATCATACCTATCACATTCCAGGATGGCACAACCATGAAGATAGACGAAGAAGCAGCCGTATTGGTTGAAAGGTATGAAATAGCAGAGGAGATACATGAGGTTCCCCATACTCAGGAAGACCAAACAGAATAAAGACCTCCCCACCGAGGTCGTCGCCCGCCAGGCCGTCGCCAAGCTACTCCACCGCCTCAACACGCGGCTGGGCTACACCAAGAAGGACGGCGAGGTACAACGCCTGCATTTGGCGGGGGAAGCAACGGGGCAGGCCCAGATCGTGATGAGTGCAGGGGGGCGATTCGTGCAGGTACTCGTAGACCTGCAACGCCTCCCCCGCAAGATCACAGTAGACGACCTCACCGATCCCGCCCTCCTCCGCGACCTCACGGTCGTCGTGGGCAAGCCCGTCCGTGCAAGGGGGCGTGAGGGTCTGTTCATGTTCGGCATTGACCTGCGGCCAGAGGAGTCGCCTCGCTACCGCCTTCCCAAGAGCGTCACCCTCGACCTGGGCAAGCGACCTGCTGGTCAGTACATGATTCCCCTGGGCGAGTCTGCCGACGGGCCGCTGTGGGGATCCCTCCTAGACAGCATCTATAATATTTTATTGGCGGGGCCTACCCGATCTGGAAAATCCAATCAACTCCACAGTATGCTCTGTGCATTACTTGCCGCTCACGGGCCGGACACCCTCAAGCTGGCTATTATGGACGCCAAAGGAGGCGTTGAATTAGCAGCCTACGCCGGCCTTCCCCACCTGCTCTTTCCTATCGCCCGTGACGTGGGCGAGGCCCAGGCTCTGCTGCGCCAGCTAAACACAGAGGTTCATCGCCGCGAAGTGCTTCTGAAGGGGAAAGGGGTACGCAATTGGCAAGACTACAACAAGCAGGTACTCCCTGACGAGCAACTGCCCCTCATTGTGCTAGTTATAGACGAGTTTCTAGTCCTGACCGTTGATGCGGGCGGCGCCACCCTCAATGTCCCCTTCACTCGCGAATTAGTTAAATTCGTCACGAAGGTTTGCGCCTTCGGTTTCCGTTGTCCAATCTCCGTCAGCATGGCCAAGAGCGTAATCATGGATACCAGCATCCGCACCGCCTGTACTACGCGCTTTTCATTTTGGGCCGTGAGCAAGGCCGAGGCCCAACTAGCCCTGGGTACATTACCCGAAGGCATCAAGCTCCCCGCCCGCAATATCCCAGGCCGCGCCCTGGTGCGCATTGACAGTCAGTTCTACGAGCTCCAGACCTATCACACCCCTACTGATCTGACCCAGGCTATCATCGCCCGCGCCGGCGCCGTCAATGGCTACCCGTTGCTCACCGACCAAGAACGCACCGTCGCCCAGTACGCCGTCCACGAGTTAGCCGGCGCGTTCAACCTAGCAGCCATCTACGAATGGATGGGGCCCAAGAACGTCCCGCGCCACAACGGCGGCATCTCCTATCGCTATCTCAGGCAATTGGGGCAGGACTGGGAGCTTCGTGGCTGGCTCTCGGCGGATGGCGACCCCACCACTGCCCGCCGTGTCACCGATACTCTACTCAAGGCTCTGCAAGCGTGTCCCGTCGCCCTCACTATCGCCGAGCGGCGGCGCCGTGCTTGGGAGCTAGAACAAAGTGCCGAATCTGCACTTTTGGAGGAATAGCAATGCGAAAACACTTTACCCGACTCTTCTGGGGCCTCTACGTCATCGGCGTCATCGCCTCAATCTCTGCGCTCATCTATGTCATCGTCGCCCGCTACCCCGACCCGACCAGAGCGTTTATGCTCTTCGCCCTCTGGCTGGCCTATGGCATAGGCTGGACGGTGAGGGGGGAGGGGGAATGACGGTCAGGATCATGGTGGGGGATTGCCGAGAGGTGTTGCGGGGGCTGGAAAGCGGGAGCGTGCAGTGTGTGGTAACATCGCCCCCATATTTTTCGCAGCGAGATTATTCTACTGAAGGCGTGATATGGGGAGGGGATCCTGATTGCGAACACGCATGGGGGGATGAGGGACACATCTCAAATACTGCACCGCGCGATCACGATGGAGCATATAATTGGGCAGATACACGGGGAACGGAAACCAAGCGACAAGCCCTTAAAGCATCTACTGGTCAATTCTGCCAGAAGTGCGGCGCGTGGAAGGGAAGTTTGGGGCTAGAACCCACCCCTGAACTCTACGTTCA